ACAAATGACTAAATACGAAAAACGTATTGATTATCTGGTAGGCGGAAACAATGAACTTGCGTCTTTATTGAAAACTGCAGAAAATCGATGTCGTGAATTAGAAAAGAATCTGGAAGGTCATGTACATATTCCTAATGCAACAGCAGATTGCATAATATTGGAAGATAGTACGAGCACAGCTGAAGGATTTGAAAATTTCTAATTGTATATATATTAGTGTGAGTGGGATTGTTCTGTGACCAGAACAAGTTGAATTACACGACATGAGTGAGCGCAATGGAGGCAGACCGGCGGGCGAGTGAACAAAAACCTTATGCTCTACTCTGGAGAAATTTAATAGCGTCAAGTCAGCTCATGTGGCTGTGAAATGGGAGCCAGTGCTTATGCGGCAAAGGACGATGCTTGACTTAGGGGATAAGCGAGGAGTTTCATTGAAACATATGAAGGTGTTTGGCTGTCCGCACATCTAGAGCTCTGTTCAACGTACCCACAAACACTATATTATTAACTTATATTATAACCTAAAATGAAAATTGAAGTAAATATTACAGAATTAAGAAAAAAGAAAATATTCGTTGGTACTCCTATGTACGGCGGTATGTGTACTGGAATGTATACGAAAGCTAGTTGTGATTTAGCCACAACGGCAACAAAATACGGAATGGACATAAAGTTCTTCTATCTGTTTAATGAGAGTTTGATTACACGAGCTCGAAATTATTTGGTAGATGAATTCCTCAGAAGTCCCTATACACATTTAATGTTTATAGATTCCGATATAAATTTCCAACCTCAAGATGTGTTAGCACTTGCTACACTTTGTGATGATGATAAACCCATCATCGGCGGCCCTTATCCCAAAAAATGTATTGCTTGGGAAAAAGTTCGTAACGCAGTAGATGCTGGATTAGCAGATGAAAATCCTAATGAGTTGGAAAAGTATACAGGAGATTTTGTATTTAATCCTACCAAAGATACTACTCAAATTAAAATTGATACTCCTTCAGAAGTATTAGAAGTGGGTACAGGATTTGTAATGATTAAGCGTGAAGTTTTTGAGAAGTTTAGGGAAGAGTATCCACAATTTTCTTATAAACCAGATCACAATCGTTCAGAACATTTTGATGGTTCTCGCTATATTCATGCATTCTTTGATACTGTCATAGATAATGAAGCATATGCGGGAAAAGGTTCAGGCGGTTCAGATCGATATTTGTCTGAAGATTATATGTTTTGTCAATGGGCACGAAAGATAGGATTTACAACTTGGCTATGTCCGTGGATGGAAGTTAATCATGTTGGAACACACATCTTCAATGGTACATTAAAAGACTTAGGTAGATTAGATTTTGCTTCTCATGGAGCAGATATGGATACAAGACCTAAGAAGGAAGAGCGAAGACGACAAAGGCAACAACAAAAGACAAAACCCAGTAAACATGCAAAATTAAAATGATTTCAATAAAACTGAGACACGGACAAGATCCGAATAAGGCGTTTCAAAAACTCAAAAATATCCTTATTAACGAAGGACTTTTTGAAGAATTAAAGAAACGGAAATATTACTCTAAACCGTCAAAGAAAAAGAGATTGAAAAGCGAAAATGCTGCGAAGCAAAGAGTTAAAGATTTTCGTAAATTAGTCCGAAAGGCGGAACAAGAAGGGGGGTGGAATTAATTAATGACTTGACAAAATCATATTACGTGATATAATAAGATATAAATTCAATACAACGTTATACAAGGAAATACAATGAAATTAACCGCAGAAACAATTAATATACTAAAAAACTACGCATCAATAAATCAAAATATACAATTTAAAGAGGGAAATAAATTATCAACTATTTCACCTCAGAAAAATATTTTAACTCATGCTGAGATTAGTGAAAATGTTCCAAGCACTTTCGCTATCTATGACCTTAATAAATTTTTGGGAGCATTAAGTCTATTTAATGATCCTGAATTGACTGTAGGTGAAGGTAAGTTGAACATCTCAGGCGGAGGATTTGAATCAAATTATGTCTATGCAGATCCGACAATGTTGGTTTTACCTCCAGAGAAATCATTAGATTTTCCTGATCCTGAGATTCAATTCAAAATGTCAAAAGAAGATTATGATTCTTGTATAAAGGGAGCACAAGTATTATCATGTCCAGAACTTGTTGTAGAAGGTAATGGTTCTAAAATACACTTGGTAGCAACTGATACAAGTAATTCCTCAACTGATGATTTTAGAAAAGAAGTCGGCACTACTGATGGAAATTTTCAAATGGTTTTCAAACTTGAAAATATGAAAATGATGAGTGGTGGTTATCAAGTGAATATTTCCTCTAAAGGAATAGCACATTTTATACATGAAACTTCTAAATTACAATATTGGATAGCAACTGAACAAAATTCTAATTACAAATCATAATGGACAATTTTTTATGGGTAGAACAACATCGACCTAAAAAGGTTGAAGATTGTATTTTACCAGAAAGTATTAAAGAATCCTGTCAAGGTTTTGTTGATGATGGTAAAATTCCAAATCTACTTTTATCTGGTGGGGCTGGTGTAGGTAAGACTACTGTAGCTCGTGCTATGTGTGATGAAATTGGTTTGGATTATTTGATGATCAACGGGTCAAATGAGGGAAGGAATATAGATACTGTTAGAACTACTCTACAACAATATTGTAGTGCAGTTTCTATGTCAGGAGGCAGAAAAGTCGTAATAGTCGATGAGGCAGATTATATGAATGCTGAATCGGTTCAACCAGCACTAAGAGGTTTCATTGAAAAATTTAGCAGTAATGTTAGTTTTATCTTTACTTGCAACTTTCGTAATAGGATCATTGATCCTATCCATTCACGTTGCTCTGTAATAGAATTTACTTTACCAAATTCAGAAAAGCCAAAACTGGCTACCGCATGTTTGTCGAGAATTAAAGATATTTTAACTTCACATGAAATTCAATTTGAAGAAAAGGTTCTCGCTGAATTGATCATGAAACATTTTCCAGATATGAGGAGAGTGTTAAATGAGATTCAAAGATATTCAGTAGGTGGTATTATCGATGCAGGAATACTTGCACGGATTGGTGAAATTAATCTGAATGAATTAATGAAAGCATTGAAGGAAAAACATTTTTCTGAAGTTCGTAAATGGGTAGTTCAAAACGTAGATAATGATCCTTCAACTATATTCAGAAAAATTTATGATGGAGCGAGTGGACATTTAAAAGAAACTTCTGTTCCTCAAGCAATTCTTATTATTGCCGATTATCAATATAAGTCTGCTTTTGTTGCAGATCAAGAAATTAATTTAGTAGCATGTTTAACCGAAATGATGGTAGATTGTGAGTTTAAATAATGGCTGATTACTTAAAATTAACTAAAGAAGAAACGTTTGATATATTAGATAAGTTCAATGAACATTATGCAGCATTTAATGATATTGAAGCATATTATCGTTATAAGAAAAAGAAACGTTTAGAGGATTTACCAACCTCACTCTCATTATTTGGTGTGGGTCCTGAAGAGGATTTATTTAATGATCCTGACCTTGCTCCAGAAGATATGGAATTTGAAGTCGTTACTACTTCTGATAAAGCAGAAGAAGGTAAGATGTTAGGTAAAGATTATACACAACTTTTGGAGATTACTGCATCATTTAATGTAGAAAATAATCCCGGCCGATCTAGTCGATTTTGTATTAGAGAAAAAAATACAGGAAAGTATGTGGGCTTTATTAAGTTAGGATCTCCTGTATTGAACATTAAACCGAGAAATAATTATTTTGGTGTTTCAAAAACTCCATTAGACCTTGCTAATAAACATTTTGTTAATGGGTTTAATATTGTTCCAGCACAACCATTTGGATATAATTGTTTGGGTGGAAAGCTATTAGCATTATATTGTTGTAGTCATGAACTCAGGGAATTTCTTAATGAGAAATATGACAAGATGGAAGCATTGTTTTTCGAAACAACTTCTCTATATGGTTCAATTAAAAATGTAAGTCAGTATGATGGCTTAAAACCATTTTTAAGACATAGTGGAGATACAGAAAGTAAATTGCTATTAAATCTTTCAGATGAATTATATGCTAAAACTAGAGATTTTTTACAAGAAAAAAACGGTGGGCCCCTCTATGTTTCAGATCAAGATATTCCAACAAGTACAAAGATGAGGACACAAGATAAAATTTATTCTATCTTAAAAAATAATTTGAAGTCATATGATGTTAATAAGTTTGCCGAATTCCAGAAATTGATTAAAGAGAAAATGGCAATTACTACTCAAAAGAGATATTACACTTCAGATTATGGTTTTGAAAATACTAAAGATTATATTTTTGGAAAAACAGATAAGTTAATTAAAAAACCAAATTACGATAACTATTCTTTTGAAAATTTAACTAAATGGTGGAAGAAAAAAGCCCAGAAGAGATGGGAAAATGTTAAAGCAAATGGAAAGTTACGAAGAGAATTAGAGTTTTGGAATGCTGATAATATTGATAAATTAGATATTATTAGGTAAAAGACTTGACTTCTTGGCCTACCTATGTTACCATGGTAGTGAAAGATGAGAAAAGATTCTCTTCTATTTGATCAATCTCTAATGAGATATATTATGTCAATCGCGAAAACTGTAATACCACCAGAAGCTTATGATTACGGAAGTTATAATGGTTTTTTATACAGTTATACTCTGATAAAGGATGTTAAATCCCCAATACAAAAAGATATTATTTTACCAAAAGGAAAATGTTATATTGGTGCTCATGGGAGTGACAATCTTGATGAAAAAAATTGTAATGTTGATGATGGATATTGGCAAAGTTGTAGAAGTGAGGAGTTTAGATTATTATTTTCTGGAACAGAACCTGTATTTAAATATGAAGTATGGTATCTGTGTAAAAATTGGAGTGAAGCTAGAAATGAGGAGAATAGAGTGTTAAAAGAATTTGATAATGGTATTGGAGCAGCTGAAAGTGATATGTCTTGGAATCAGCATAATGGATTTCCAACACACAGTCAAATTGATCGAAAAGCTTGTAAAGCAATGGTTACTGAAATTCTTAAAAGAGAAAACTGTAAATGGAAACCCACATATGCAGCTAAGAGCGAGTATACGGTTGGTAAACTTGCCAGAATACAAGTAAGATCGAAAGATTACAA